GCCTCGGGCGGATCTGGGTGGAGAAGAAGGGCTATCAGCTCGCGACGATCCAGGAGGCGCAGCACGCCGGGCTCCCGGTGTCGCCGCTCGACCTCCCAGGCGACAAGCTCGACAAGTCGCAGCCGCTCCAGGCGAGGATGGCGTCGGGCGCCGTCTACTTCCGCGAGGGGGCGCACTGGGTGCCGGACCTCGAGGCCGAGCTCCTGGCCTTCACCGGGGAGCCGGACGGCCGGCGGGGGGACGGGCTCCAGGCGGATGCCGAGTACTACGACGACCAGGTGGACGAGTTGGGGATGGCGGCGACGGTGGTCTCGGGCCGCCACGGCCCGCCACGGGTGTCCCGGGTCGGCCTGGAGCTCCCGCCTTCACTTTTCTCTTGACGGCCCCTCCCGGGCCTGCGATACGTCCCCCCAGCGCACGGAGGAGAGGCCATGTAGGTGCTGATCCTCCAGACAGATCCGAACTGCCTAGAGCCCTCGGCGCGGTCGCACTCGCCTTTCCCGCCTCAGCTTCCGCACGTCCGCGTTCCCCGATCCTATGACCCAGCTCGCGGCCGGGCGTTCTCCGTGCGCTTCTCGCCCGGCCGCGAGCGCGGGGGCCGGCGATGAGCGCCGCCGCCGACCTCGAGCTCGCCCCGCCCGAGCCCGCCCGCCCCCACGTCCGCATCACCCGCATCACCCCGAACCAGCCGCGGAACACCGTCCGCCTGGTCCCCGACTCACAGCTCTCGCTCACGTTCTCGATGGGCGAGCGCCGCCCGCGGCGGCTGATCGAGATCTACCGCACCACGCCCTGGATCTACTCCTCGGTCAACCGCATCCAACGGGACATCGCCGGGCTGCCGTTCAAGATCCTCAAGGGCCCGAAGCGGGACGACGCCGAGGCGCCCGAGGGGAACGCGCTGGCCGTCGCGCTCGAGTCGCCCAACCCCTTCATGGCCTATTCGGAGTTGATGACGGCAACGGTCAACTATCTTTGCGTCACGGGGCGGACGCACTGGTTCCTGGACTCGGGGACGCCCGAGGCTCCGGCCTACGGCGGCGTAGTCAAGCGGTTCTGGCCGCTCCGCACCGACGCCATCACGGTGATCACGAAGCCGCCGGCTGGCATCGTGGGCTACGAGTGGTACGACCCCGCGGTAGGCGAGCGGATTGTGCTCCCGCCCGAGGCAGTGGCCTCGATCGCCTTCTTCGACCCCGCGGCGCCATACGGCGGCGGGCTCTCGCCGCTCACGCCGGCCATGCTCGCGATCGAGCAGTCCGTTAACCTCTCCCGCTTCAACGCCGCATTCCTCCGCCGCAACGCCTCGCCGTCCGCGATCATCACGATGAAGGATGGATCCTTCAGCAACGACGAGGAGCGGCGGAAGTTCCTGCTCGACATCCGGCGCAACTGGATCGGCTCGGACAACGCGGGCGCGGTCGTGGTGCTTGAGGGCGACGACGTGACCGTGCAGCCGTTCCAGATCAGCCACAAGGACATGGCGTTCGAGCGGCTGTCGAGCTCGGTGCGGAAGGAGCAGTTGGCCGCGCAGAATGTGAAGCCGGCGATGGCGGGGGACTTCGAGGGGACGCAGGGCCTTGGTGGTGGCGGCGTCGCCGACATGCAGGACGAGACCCACTGGCAGAACACCATCATCCCCGTGGGCCAGCTCCTCGAGAACGCGATCAACCGCCAGGTGTCGCCGCGTGTGGCACCCGGGCAACGCCTCTTCTTCCGGCTCGACTACTCGGGCGTCAAGGCGTTGCAGGAGTCGGAGGACAAGAAGGTCGCGCGCTACGAGACGCAGATCCAGAACGGGCTCAGGAGCCCGAACGAGATCCGCGAGGAAGAGGGGCGCGAGAAGTACCCGGGCGGCGACACCGGCTTCATCTCGATCTCGCTCCAGCCGATCGAGCGCGCGATTGCGCCACCCGAGCCCGCGCCGGCTCCGGCTCCTCCGCCCCCGCCTCCGCAGGACGGCGAGGAGCAGGCACGCCAGGCAGCACGTGAGATCGTGCGCACGGCACAGTGGCAGCGGTTCTCGTCCGACCTTGCGTCAACCGAGCGCGCGATCGAGCTTGCATGGCGGCGCCCGCTCGAAAAGCTCGGGCTCGAAGTAGCGGCTCGCGTTCGCCGGGATCCGCCCATGGTGGCGGCGCTCTCGGAACATGCCACCCGTACGCCGCTCCCCTTCGAGCCCGACCACTACCTCCCATCCGCCGACTCGCTGATCGCCGCCGTGCTCGACGAGCAGGGCCCGCTCTACGCGGCGGCGGTGGCCCGCTTCGGGAGCCGCGCGATGGAGCTCGTCAAGTCGCGGCTCGCCTTCGACGCCGGGTCACCGCCGGTGCTGCGCCTCGTCCAGCGCGGGCGCGAGCGCGTGGGCGATGAGGTGGCGAATCTCCTCGACGAGCTCCGCACCGTTCTCGAATCCGGGCTCGCGGTGGGCGAGACCACGGGGACGCTGGTGGACGCGATCAAGGCGAAGGTCGCGGGCTCGCCCAACACGCCGCTCCGCGGGGCGACGGTGCGGTCGTGGCGGATCGCGCGCACGGAGTCGATTGCGGCGGCGAACGGCGCCACGTCCGAGGGCTACGCGCAGGCGGGCGTGGAGCGGAACGACTGGCTCTCGGCGCGGGACGCTTTCGTGCGCGACTCGCACCGTGAGATGGATGGGCAGACGGCGGCAGTGGACTCGCCGTTCTCTAACGGCCTCATGTACCCAGGCGACCCTGCAGGGGAGCCAGGTGAAACGGTGAACTGCCGGTGCACTCTGTTGCCGGTAGTGGAGGGATGAACTGATGGCGCTACGCAGTCCGAACCTGATGACCTCCGACGGCTCGCCGGACGTGCAGACGTTCGTGAAGCAGCTCCAGGCGCTGAAGAGCACCTTCGCGGTTGGCGCTGGCGCGAGCACCAACATCCCGATCACCGGGATTAAGACCACGGCGACGCTCGTCTCTGTGATCGAACTCGACTTCACGCTCGGCGAGGGGGCCCCGAACACGCGCACCTGGACCGCCACGAGGACCGCACGGCGACCACGAGCGTGACCTCGGCCGGGAACATCCAGTGCACGGCGAGCACGGCGGCGAAGCTCCTGGCCGTGACGTACTTCAACCACGACTGAGATCGGGCGCCCGCGAGAGGAGATGGCGATGGGATACGTGGTGTCGATGGAGAACGGGACTGGGGTGCGGATCCCGTCTGGCGCTGTGCCGGCGGAGGTCCAGCCGGGGCAGCTCATGCACGTGATCGTCTACGTGGATCACCGGAACGACGTGATGGGCCTGGTGAAGGGGCACGTGGTCGGGTTCGAGCCCGAGCCGCTGACCATCACGATCACCAGGGCCGAGAACGTGGCGGAGATCGCCGCGGCGGTGCCCGAGGCCGGTGCGGTCGAGGCCGTCCCCGAGCCCGTGGAGGCGCCGGCCGACCCCGCCCCGGAGGCTCCCGCGGAGCCGGCGCCGCCGTCGCAGATGTTCGCCGCCTGGCGGAAGCCGGCATAGCGCCATGGGCTACAAGGAGCGGTCGCGGATCCTGAACCTGCCGGGCGCGAACGGCGCGCAGAAGCTCGTGCGCCGGCACGCCATCTACACGCGGATCATCCATGGCGAGAAGCCGCTCGCGCAGGCGCTCGCCGACGGCGGCGGGGACGCGAACGTCGGCGCCGCGCTCATCAACGGCCTCGGGCCGATGGAGCCAGGCGCGCGCTGGCAGGTCGTGCCGCTCGGGTTCGCGACGCCGCAGGCGGCGATTGCCGTGCCCGGGCGGGGGCCGGCTGAGCCCGTGCCCGTCTACCTCGTGATCGTCGAAGGGACGCAGGTCGCGCCGGCGCCAGAACCTGAGCCGAGCGGAGAGGAGTCTCGAAAGCAATGATCTGGCGAGGCCAGCGAATCAGCGCCGGGCAGATCGTCAGGCGTACTGCCTACGGTGCGCCGGCCCTCCGCATGGACAAGGGCGACGAGGGCAAGCTCTACGCCTCGGGGTTCCTCTCGCTCGCGTCACCCGACGTGGACGGATGGATCCTGCAGGGTGACATCTGGACTCCCTCGATCGCGTTCTGGAAGAAGATCGCCCGCCCGCTCCCCATGTTTTTCAACCACGACCGTGACCGAATGATCGGCCGGCACTCTGACTTGTCGAACGACGGCGAAGGTCTCTGGAGCGAGAAGGCCGAGTTCGACATGGCGGACGCCTTCGCAGCCGAGAGGGGAGGCCAGGCGGAGCGCGGATTCATTTGGGGATGGTCGGTCGGCTTCCGCGTGCTCGAGGAGCCCAAGTGGAGCGCCGAGACCGACCAGCTCTTCTTCACCAAGGTCCTGCTCCTCGAGGCGTCGCTCGTCACGCTCCCCGCGCACCTCGAGGCGGGCACCGAGGAAGTCACCGGCGAGAAGGAGGCGGCCGAGCTCGTCGCGCGAATGATGAAGCTCGAGCGCGAGGTCATCGACCTCCGGTCGGGCCAGGCGGTGGCGATCGCGGAGGCCGTTGAGTTGCGGATGGGCAAGGTCGCGGATCTCGTGGGCGCGGCGCTCTCACGCGAGCAGATGGCCGCGGAGCACGCGACGGTGATGCAGGACCTCGTGGCGATCCGCTCGGCGGCGGCCGGGATGACGCGGATCAATCCGCCGGTGGAGAACGACCCGAGCCCTGGCGGGGGGGGAGGTGGGGGGGCGCCACCCCCCGGAGGCGGGAGCCCTTTCGCGCCGCCACCGGCGGGAGCGGGCCCGGCCGCCGGTGGTGATGGGGGGCCGGGCGACGGCGCGCAGATCGTCGAAGGCGGGCCGACGGAGACACCGGAAGACCTGCGCGACGGGCACCGGCACCGGATCCTCGCGCTCTACGACAACGGCACGGGCCAGACCTCCCAGGACGGGAGCGAGCGGTTCTTGCCGCACGCGCACTCGATCAGTGCGTGGGAGGTGCAGAAGGTGAACGTGGGCGGGCGCGAGTCGGAGCACCCGGGGAGCCTTTACCCGCCGGGCGAGCTGGCGGCACCGGAGGTGCAGATGTCCGATGAGGACCGGGCGTCGCTGTCACGGCTCCTCGCAAGCCTCACATCCGGCTTCGGCACTGAGCACGCGCTGACGAGCGGGACGAACGGGCAATCGGGAGACGACGATGAGTGATTCGGCGGCGGTCCTCGAGGCCGTGCAGGAACTGAAAGCGCTGGTGACGGCGAAGCGAGACGCGATCGGAGCCGACGCCGGACGCTCGGACTACGCCGACCGGGACGCCCAGGCGAAGGCGTGGGCCTACCGGGACGGCGGGTCGCTCACCGTGGCGCGGATCATGGCGGCGACGCGCGGTGATGCGATGGCCGGGGATCGCATGGTGCCCGAGGCCCCCGACTACTCGGCCGCGAACCTCCGGGGCCTTGTGGACGAGGACAAGAAGATCCGCAACGCCGACGTGACGCGAGCCTTCGAGTGGTACCTGGCGACGAAGCCGAGAACGGCGCACGAGGCCGAGCACCACGACCTCGCCACCAAGGTCGGGCTCCTGACCGCCGCCATGCGCGTCTTCACCAACGATCCGGGCTGGCTCCCGGCGCGCTCGCGCTCGATCCCGACTCGGATGCTCTGGCGCTCTTTCTCGACGCTCCAGCGGGAGATGTTCGGCGAGGTGTTCTTGCAGCGCGCCTTCGACTCGGTGGAGGTGAGCACGTGGGTGCCGACGGCCACGACCTCGCAGTTGATCCGCTGGTTCGAGGTGTCGGGCTCGGTGCTCCCGAACTTCCTCCAGTACGCGATGCCGGCGGGGCAGGCGCGGCAGCCGTTCTTGACCGTCCCCGCCCCGGGGGTCGCCGGCGTACCGGCGGACTCCGCCCCGGCGCGGCGCGTCACCGAGCTCACCGCACTCCAGAGCGGCGGCTACAACTGGTCGGCGGGTCAGCTCTACCCGGCCGGTGCGATGCCGGCGGGCGCGGCGGTCTTCGACAAGGAAGTCATCACCGCGCGAATCCACCTCTCGGGCGACTTCACCGAGGAGTCGGCGGTGCCGGCGCTCGATCAGCTCGGCCGGCTCGCGGGTGCGGAGTGCCGGCGCGGCGTCGAGGACGCGACCCTCAACGGTGGCACCGTCGTCAACGAACCCGACGTGGATCTCGTGGTCGCGCCCATCGCCGACGGCTCGACGCTCGCGCGCGCGGCGTGGAAGGGGATCCGCGAGAACATCCGCGTCAACACCGCCTACGTCGCGGCCGCCGCGCTCGACAAGGCCGCCTGGCGGCTCGCGCTCAAGAAGCTGACGCCGCGCTACATCACCTGGCCCCCGAGCCTCATGTGCATCTGCGGTGCCAAGGGCTTCGTGGACCTGGTGGCGGCTGATCTCTTCCTGCCGGCCGGCCAGCTCGGTGTGCGGGCCGACATCCCCGTGGGCGCGGTCGGCACCTACGCCGGCGTGGGCGTCGTGATCTCGGAGTTCGTGCGCGAGAACCTGAACGCGAACGGCTTCTATGACGCGCTCACGACCGACAAGACCGCGCACATCATCGTCAACCGCGACGCTTGGATGCTCGGCACGTTCAAGGGCGTGCGCGTCGAGCCGGTGCGGCTTCCTGCTCACGATCAGAACGTGCTGGTGGGGACCTGGAAGGGTGACCTACAGCGCGTGGTGGTCACGGCCGACAAGACCGAGGCCCAGGTCGCGTCGATCGCGACCTACTAGGAGAAGTCCGAGGGGACGGTCTGCCCGTCCGCTAGTTCAAATAGAGGTGGAAGGGTAACCCCGATGGGTTACCAATGGACGCAAAGAGCCTTGCGGAACTGGCGGGCGCCACGGCTGAGCTTCGCCAGATCCTCGACGGAGTAAAGAGCGAGTACGGAGCCACCAACAAGTCCCTCTCAGACTTCAGTGAGCGGCTGACGCAGACCAAGGCCGAGATGGTGACCAAGGCAGAGGTCGCCGCGCTCCTGGCCCGGGTCAACGACATCGCGGCGCGGGACTCGAACCGCGGCACGATGGTCCCGCAGCTCGACTACAACATGCGGTCGATGCGGGAAGTGATGGAGGAGTCGCAGCCCACGCAGGCGCGCGAGCTGTTCGGCCTCTTCCTCACCTCGCAGCCGGTCAACGAGAACGTCCGCGAGTACCACCGGCTCTCGGCCAAGATCGCGCTCCTCCAGACGATCATGCGGAAGGTGGATCGTGCGTGGACGCCCGAGCGGGCATCGAGCCTCCGCACCAAGCTCCTCTGGCGCCAGTACCTGACGCTCGGGCGGGATCTCTTGGGCGACGGTGCGCTCGCGCGCGCGTTCGACTCGGCCGAGGTGTCGGAGTGGGTGCCGACGATCCTCTCCGCCGAGCTCGCGCGCTACATCGAGATCTACGGCGCCTTGATTCCGAACCTCGTCAACTTCGACATGCCGTCGGGGCTCTACGAGCGCCCGATCACCACGGGCTACGCCGAGGCGCGGCTCTTCACCGAGACGACCACGCTGCCCTCGGGCGGCTTCAACTACGCGGGAGGCGGTCACCTCTACGCCGACGGCTCGGCGCCCGCCGGCAAGATCCAGTACGACGCCGAGAAGCTGCGCGCCTTCCTCGTGCTGACGGGCGATCTGCAGGAGGAGTCGATCGTCCCGATGCTCGACTGGGGGCTCGGCGAGGTCGGGGCGGCCACACGGCGCGCGCTCGAGAAGGCGTGTCAGAACGGTGGGACGGCGAACGCCGAGCCCGACGCCGACAACCTGGCCGCCGCCGCGACCGACGGGTCGAAGGACGCGCGGCAGGCGTGGGACGGCATGCGGCGCCGCATCAAGGTCAACGCCACGACCTACAACGCCGGGACGACCGAGGGCAACCGCTTCACCGTCTTCGGCCTCATCCAGACCCTCGCCCTGATGAAGCAGTACGCGATCCCGGGCCCGGTCCCCAACGGCCCGCCGCCGGTCATCGGCATCGCGTCCTTCAAGGGCTACATCGACCTCATCGACACGCCGGAGTTCCTGACCGCGGACAAGCGGGGACCGGCGGCCTCGAACACGACCGGCGCGGTGGGCGAGACCATGGGCATCCCGTGGGTCATCTCGCAGTACGCACGGCAGGACGTGACCACGACCGGCTTCCAGACGGCCGGCGGGCAGACCCTCACGTCGTTCGTCCTCTTCCATCGCGGCTCGTGGACGCTGGGCACGTTCCGCGGCCTCTACACCGAGCAGGAGCGGCTCGCGGGCTTCGATCAGAACGTCGTCTACGCCTGGTGGAAGGGCGACTTCCAGAAGATCCAGGCGGCGGCGGAGCCGACCGAGGCGGCGATGGTCAACATCTCGTAGCGGTCAACGCTGGCAGGGCGGGGGCGGACGAGGGGGCCGTGCGGACTCGGGGATGACCCTTCCGCTCGGGGTCCGGGCAGACACGGCTCTCGGAACCGCTCCCGCTCTGCGCAGCGGTCATGCAAGGAGCGGACAAGTGGCAAAGACGGTTGAGATCGAAGTGAGGCGGAGGTTCGTGGAGTCGTCGTTCATCTTCGAGCCCGGCGATCGGTTCTTGCTGACGGAGGAGCGCGGCGCGCGATTCCTCCGCCGTCGGCGGGGGCGCGGGTTCCTCGTCGAGGAGGTGGAGGCACCCGAGCCCGAGACGGCGCCCGAGACGGCGCCCGAGCCGGCGCCCGAGAAGGCGCCCGAGCCCGTGCGCCCGACGCGCCGCATCCCGCCGCGGCCGGGGCTCGCGACCACGGAGGCATGACGTGGCCGAGATCGTGACGCTTGCCGAGCTTCGCACTTCCCTCGGGGCAACCGTCTCCGCGCCCGACGCTGAGCTCACCCAGCTCATCGACCGCGTGGAGGCGATGGCCCAGGGCGAGGACGGGGTCCGGCAACGGCTCGTGTCCCGCGCTTCCACCGAGAAGTACGACGGCGACAACTCCTCGTACCTCTCGCTCAAGGCGTACCCGGTGACGACGCTCACGGCGGTGACGATCGAGGACGAGGCCACGGTCAACGTCGCCGACACCAACGTGGTCCGCGTCTGGGGCGGGCACTCTCTCGTTCTCATCTCCCGCATCTTCCCGCGTGGCAAGCCGGACAACGTGACCGTCCAGTACACGGCCGGCTACACGAGCGTCAAGACCTCGCTCCCCGACATGTGGGCGCTCATCCTCGAGGCGGCCGGCGTCCTCTACGGGGTGATGAAGTCGGTGCGCTCGAGCGTCGCCGCGCAGTCCTTCGCAGACGGCTCGATCTCCTACATGGCGAAGACCGCCTTCCCCAGGGAGTTCTACGAGACCCGCTGGCTCCCAACCATCAAGGCGCACCGCCGTGGCCTCCGCGCGCGCTCGGTAACCGCAACCCCCGAGCACGCGATCGGCTCGTGGGGCGCGTGGATCGGCTGATGCCAGCCCGTATCACAGGCTTTGATCGTGCGATCCAGGGGATCGTGCGCGAGACGGAGCGGTCGCTCCAGGACTCGCTGTCGATCGTCGAGCGCGCGGTCAAGGAGCGGTACACCGCAGGCTCGAGGCGGGGCTCCACGAGCGCCAACCTCGGGGTGCGCAGCGGGACGCTCCGCTCGAACGTCTTCCGCAACGTGCGCGGGGGCCCGCCGCCGGCCGCGATGGTCGGCCGCGTCTTCATCCGCAAGGCCGGTCCCGATCGCTACTACCCGATCTACGCGCTCATCCACGAGAAGGGCGGCGTGATCCGCCCGAAGAAGGGCGAGTTCCTGACCTTCCAGCCGGGGCGGAAGGCGGGCACGGCCGCGGTGAAGGGTGGTCCGTGGGTGCGGGTGCGGCAAGTGACGATCCCCGCGCGGCCGGTGTGGGCGACGGTAGCGCGCGAGACGGCGCCGCTCATCGAGGCGCGGTTTCTCCGTGGCGTGTATCGAATGATCGAGATCGCGCAGGGGACACGATGAGGAACTGGTCGATCACCAAGTGGCTCGCGGCGCTGCTCTCAGAGGAGGGCGCACAAGGCGTGCTTGAGACGGAGCAGGCCGAGATCCAAGCGCCGAAGCCGGCCATGAAGAAGGTGGTTACGTCCACCGACAAGCCCGAGTACGCGCGCCAGCGCCGGTTCGTGTATGAGCGCCAGCGCCGAATCCGCGCGGCCCTCGATCGCCTGCAAGGAAGGCGGTGATTGGCTTGGGACGCTGGCTCGTGCAGGTGCTCAAGCGGGTGCGCGTCCCGATCGCGCCTCCGCGGAGGCCCATCTGATGGCGTCCTTCGCCCTCATCTCGGGGCCCGCGGGCATGGAGGTCCACCGCCCGCACCTCTTCCGCGAGCGCACGCGGCTCTGGTACGCGCGGCTCTCGCGCACCCTCGCCACCGATCCCTTGACGGTCAAGGTCTACGCCGTCGAGGCGGACGCCGCGGCCGGCAACGCCAACTTCTCGGCGTCGGGCACGGTCGCCTACGCGCTCCTCCAGGCGGCGCTCGTGCAGACCTGCACGCTCGTTGACAACGCGGCCGTGCCGCCGACCTTCACTGGAGCATCCATCGGCATCGAGCTCGACGCGCTCACCACCACCGGCAACTCCGTATGGAAGGTGGACCTTGGGAAGCGCATCAAACGCTCGGTCCTTCGTGTCATCCGCGCCTTCTCGAAGATCTTGAAGGCCAACGGCTACTTCCATGACCTCGCCAAGCTCGAAGGCGGGATGCGCACCTGGGAGGACGCGGTGGGCGTCATGCCGTATCTGGGGATCACGGGGACCGTGGTGCGGCAGGACCATCGCGAGATCGGGCGCGGGCCGTCAACCGAGTTGACCATCGACTGCGTGGGCTACGTGCTGAACGACTCCATGGACGACGTGACCGACACCATGGTCTACGAGCTGTATGAGGACGTGCGGCGGGCGTTGGCTCTCGTGCTGGCCGAGACCGACCAGGCCGCCATCGACAACGGGGGCGTCTATAACGACGCCGTCCTGTCGCAGGCCGAATCCGACAAGGGCATCGTGTGGGAGCGCGAGCGGGGCGCCCTCAGCTTTGCCGTGATCGTGACGATCGAAGAGACCACCGCCGAGGTGGAAGGAGGCTGAGGAATGGCTACCCCGCTTGCTGGCCTTGCCAAGGCGGCTTTCAACACGGAGACGACCTACGGCACGGCCGCGGTGATCGACGCCGACGATGGTCTGCTCCTCTACTTCGAGCCGCCGTTCAACGACAACACGGCGAAGACGCCGCAGAAGAGCGCAGAGATTCAGGGGACGAGCGCCCGGGATCACACGGGCTTCGACGAGGGCGGGAAGTACGAGCCGGGGTTCACCCTTACCTACCCGATGCGCTACTACGGCGGACACTTCGTCATGTGCGGGTATGCGCTCGGTGATGGCGTGACCAGCGGCGCCGGCCCCTACGTCCACGCATCGGTGCTCGCGGACGCGCCCGAGTCCTTCACGACGATTGTGCAGGTGCCCGTCATCATCGGTGGCAGCTCGGCCCAGCGCGACAACAACTTCAAGGGCTGCCAGATCATGCGCTCGATCTGGTCACACAAGGAGGGAGACTACCTCAAGCACACGATCGAGGTAGCGGCCGCCGGCGTGGACTACGACGTGACGCCGGCCACCCTGCCCTCGGGTGCCGGAGAGGTGCCGCTCGAAAACCTCATCTCCTGGTCGCACAAGGACGCGACGATCGGCATCCGCGTCAAGCGTGACGCCGGCTCCAACGTCTCGCTCAACTGCGTGAGCTGGGAGATCGTCCTCGACGAGGGCTTGGTGCGGTCCTACTACCTCCAGACCGGGAAGCTCGCCGGGAAGCCCATCCCCGGTGACGACGAGCGCACCGTGACCGTGAAGCTCGAAATCGACCAGGACGATGCTTGGCAGGAGATCATGCAGGCGTTCGGCTACCTGTCGAGTGATCTGACCACTGACATCTCGGTCGAGATCAAGTACGCGGACCCGGCCGCCGCCACGCACACGCTCTTCTTCGAGGTCGGCAACTGCCGGCCGTTCAACGTCCCGCGGGGGATCCAGAAGAAGGGCGGCATCCGGCAGACCGTTGAGCTTCGCGCGCACTTCCAGACGAGCGGCTACCCGATGAACGATCCATTGAGGATCACGATGCAGAACTCGACCCAGGGTACGGTGACGGTGCCGACCTACGGGGCGTACTTCTAGGCTGAGCGCGTGCTGCAACGCGCACATAGGGAGGGACAGATGGAGACGAAGGAGCTGGATCTTGGCGGCGGGTGGCGAGCGGTCATCCGTCGCCCGCCCATCGACGTGATTGCGGGGTGGAACGAGCTCGACGAGGACGCGAAGGCGCCGAAGGAGCCGCCGCCCCCGGCGGGGCAGCCCGAGGCGATCGCGGCGGCGGCCGCAGCGGAGGCGGCGAAGGAGCCGAAGAAGCTCAAGCTCACACGCGCGCACTACCGCTACGCGGAGACCGACCTCCTGCCGGCGGCGGTGGTCCGGTACACCGATCCCGCTGGCCTGGTGCGCGAGGTGGCGAAGCTCTACGTGCCGGACCTCGGCATCGGGCGCTTTGCGGCGCTCCTCTCGGGCATCTTCGCCTTCGTCAACGAGGCCGAGTCCTCCTTTCGCCCGGAGGATACGGCGGCTGCCGCCTGATCTCGCTCGCGGCATCGTGAAGGTGGCAAGGATGATGGGACGAGACCCGCTCGATCTCATGGACGGCGACTCGGCCAGGCTCCGCGCGCAGATCCTGCTCATGGAGCGGGCCGAGCTGGCGTTCGTCGAGCGGGCGATGGAGGACGCGGAGCGGGCGTCCGGGGGGGAAGGAGCGAGCGAGGCGCAGCTTCTGATCCCGTTCCTTGTGGGGAGACCCGAGTAGCGTGCCTGAGCTCCAGGTCGAAATTACCGCGCTGAGCGCGGAAGCCAAGCAGGCCATAGAGCAGGTGCGGAACGCTGCGCTCGGCGTGGTCGAGCAGATGCGCGGGCTCGATGCAAAGACCGCTGGCACGAGCCAGAAGCTCGCGGCTGGCTTCAAGGAGGCGGTGGCGCCGGTCAGGTCCGCCGGGGCGGAGATCGGCAAGCTCGCCGGCGCCTTCGGGCTCGCCATTGGCGGCGTTCAGCTTCTCCAGCAGGCGATGGCCGGGATCGGCAACACCTTCCGCGCGGCGGCCTCTGACGCTGACGCCTTCTTCGAGATGGCGCGCGGTTTCGGAACGACGGCGGAGAAGCTGTCCGCCACCGCGTTCACCGTGCGCCAGGCCGGCGGCGACGTGGGCGACCTCCA